GAGGAAAACTCAAATCATCGCTAGGCAAGCGACGACGTGAGCTTGCTGCGGGGTCCCCCCGAGTGGCCAAGGCTACTCGGAGTGGGGACGTCCCCACCCTTTATGGGTGGGCACGTCGGCACCCTTGGTTGAAGGTGCGACTTCCCCACAGTACGGACGACAACCAGTTTGCGTCACCTTGGGTGGAAGCGTTGTTAGACGCTTTCGCCCTTGGTTTTGGCAAATCCTGGTCGTACGTCAGTAGTACTCAGAACCCGGACCGACACGTCCGCTCTGCTCGAGCGGGTGTGCAGGCCTTGGTTGACTTCATTGGAGCCCTTCCGCGTTCTACGGTCGGGTTGAAGTCGATTAAGGAACTGAGTGCCTGGTGGAGGCGTGTGGCTGTGAAGGACCAACTTGTTGGAACTGACCAGCCCTCGTTTCTACCACCCTTGTCTTCTACCTTCTCCGGATGCCTCTCTTTGAGGGGCTATCCGGAGGAGGAGCGCGCCCGGATTCTCCATCAGCTCTCCCGTTTTGGGAGAGCTGGTCCGGGCCCCCTAAAGGAACAGGGCGTTGCTGCAAAATTGCAGCACGTTCAGGACCTTTGTTCGGTGGCAGTACGGGTCAGTCGTTCTGACCGTCTATCACTGCGCCGGTTCTCCCGTATATGGGTACACGGGAAGACCGAGGGGATTTCTCTTTCATTCCCACAGTCGACCTCGGCGACTTTCGAGTTTAGCCGGGCTTCTGGGGGTTTGACTGAGTCGATGCGCGTTGCTGTAAAGCAATTGAAGGCAAGGCCCCTGACTTACGATCTTGCTTTGGACTTAGTTGCGTGTTGCTCCGACCTCAAGTACCCTGTACTGACGGAAGGGGCAATCCTTCAACTAAGTCTAGATAGCGACCGTGGGGTGGTCCCTTCTCGGGTTGGGGAGCGTTTGTTCCCTTACTCGGACGATTTCTTGTTCTTTGGGGTTGGTCCCCAAGAGTGGGAAGTCGTGGTAGAGCACCTTTACGCTTATGCCGGTATGGCCTTAAGTGTAAAGTACCGATTGGACCGCGGAGAACTGCCGAGAGCTCGGCAGGCTGTGATCGAAGAACGAGGTATGAAGACTCGTATGGTTACGCCGGTTAGTTCCGATGTGACATACTTGGCTTCTGCCTTGAATTCCGTCCTTCTCCGCTTAATGTCAAAGGACCCTCGGCTCAATCCGAAGAGTAGCTCACCGCTACTCGACTGCTTGAGTCGCATGTCATCTCTTCCGAACCTTCGGGTACGGTCGGTAGACATGAGTCGGGCTTCTGACCTTATCCCCCACGGGGTTGCGAGGGCGCTGATCGAGGGGCTTTGCGATGGGATGGGGTGGTCCCCCTTCCTGAGGAAGGCCTTTCGGCTAGCAGCCGGTCCCCATACCCTGGATACTGATAGTGGACCTTTTGTCACTACCAGTGCCATCTTAATGGGCTCCGGTGTCACTTGGCCTCTGCTTTCTCTCTACAACCTTTGGTTGTGGGAGTCTGCGTGGTCGAAAGTGAGCCCTTCGCGCCGGATGTTGACCTATCGTCGGAGATGCCGGACCGTTGGCGATGACCTGCTCGGGGTAGCTCCCCTTGCTGTGAGCCAGCGGTATACGGAGAATCTTATACGAACGGGCGGCAGCCCTTCCTTTGGGAAGGACATGCTTAGCTCCGAGTATGGGGTTCTCGTAGAGGAACTTGTTTACACGAGGTGTAAGGTTCCACGGCATCTTCCGACCATTTCAGTGAGGGCTCTTCAGCCTACGTCTCGTGTAGAACGGGACGGGTCCATAACTCCCTCTTGGGCGTATGGGCCGGCTTTGAACTCTCTCTGGAATGCGCACGGGCGTCCAGTTTGGCTCTTAGAGCTTATTCTGGTTCGCTACGCCCGTGAGATAGATCTACTGAAGCGCTATCGATTGAATCCGTTTCTACCTCGCGAACTCGGAGG